GACGGAACTAGATATAAGGGTGAAATGCATATCAGAGAAAATAATAAAATATTTGAAAAGATAAAATATGATAAAACACGTTGGATAGAAAAAGAACAAATACAATATGTATTTAATCGTCTCATATTATTCAATTCAGATTTATTCACCACATTCAGTCATAACTACGGAACTGACATCCTTAATTGCAATTTATATCAAATATTTAAATTTTCTTGTTCATCATAAATATAATAACCTAAATATATATTTAAAAGAAATATCTTATTAAATATATAAAATGCAACAAAATCAATCAATATGTCTTAATATGATAGTTAAAAACGAATCTCATATTATAGAAAAAACATTAGAAAATATATTAGATTATATACCAATCACTTACTGGGTTATTTCTGATACAGGTTCTACTGATAATACAAAAGATATAATAAAAAACTTTTTTAAAAGTAAAAATATTAATGGAGAACTCTATCAAGATGAATGGAAAAACTTTGCTCATAATCGTTCAAAAGCATTAGAATATGCTTATAACAAAACAGACTATTTGTTTATTTTTGATGCTGATGACAAAGTACATGGTAATCTAAAATTACCAACAAAATTACAACATGACCAATATTCTTTTAGATTTGGAGATAATTATGTTTATTATAGACCTTTACTTATAAATAATAGAAAAAAATGGTGCTTTAAAAGTGTAATACATAACTATTTATGTGCAAAGGAAAAGATCGGACCAAAATATGAAATCACTGGAGATTATCATATTGAATCTTGCCGATTGGGCAATTTTAATCTTGACCCTCTAAAATATAAAAAACAAGCTGAAATACTTGAAAAAGAGTTTCATATTGAAATGGATAAAAAAGAAGATATTGGATTAGCTTTTCGTTATGCATTTTATTGTGGTCAAAGTTATCGTGATTATAATGATATAGATAATTCTATAAAATGGTATACAAAAGTTGTTGAAGAATTAAATAATTGGTCTCAAGAAAAATATTGTTCATGTATCGAATTAGGTAATCTATATAGGAAAAAAAATAATATGGAAAAATCTTTGTATTATTACTTAAAAAGTTTATCTTATGATAAAGAACGTATTGAAGGTGTTGTATTTTCTTGTCAATACTTGAAAGAAAAAAAATTACCATTATTAGCCATTTCTCTATATAATAGTTTTAAAGACTATAATCATAAACTAGATTTGAAAAATAAATTATTTGTTAATCATTCTTTTTACAAAAACTTAGAATTAGAATTTATTATATCAATAATTGCTTACTATATTAAAGAACATAATTATACTGGTTATCAATGTTGCAAAAAAATAATTAATAATAGAAACTTCACTTCAAAAAATTATGAAAGAACAATATTAAATATATCCTTCAAAGCATATAAATCATTATTATTAAATGATAAAGAAGAAAACTCAAATATATTACTATCTTTATCTCATTTTATTCTAGAACGAAAACTTGAAAAAGATAATAAGTGTATCTCTCTATGGAAAGAACTATATGATATATATGACTCTTCAAAATTAACAAGTGAAGAAAATAAAGTCATTTTAGATGTAGTATTAAAGTTCGGTTTTATAGACAAACATAATAATCTTGAAATGTTAAAACAAGCTTGTCATAAGATGTGTGAGTATACATTTTCTAAAAAACAACACAATAAAACAAATGAATTATATAATCTATATAAACATATACCTCTTACTGAAATAAATAAAGAACAATATTTATATTTGAGAAGATATGAATCCATCTCAGCATATCACTCAAAAGCAATAGATAACGGATATGATGCTTGTAAAACTCTTGTATTAAATGATTTTGAAAGGGATAGAAATAATATGATTTATAATTTTGTTACTTGTTATTTTAATAAAATACATAATGAAAATGAAGAAGTAAGAAAAAAAATACTACAGAAATTAATAGATCATATTTTAATCAGTGAAGAAACACACGCCAAATGTATTTATAGGAAAATTGTTGATATTATTAAAAAATATATACCAGAACAACATAAAAACAGATTAGAAAATACTCTATTATTCTATAATCAACAATTAGAAGAAAATAAAAAAATAACAGATTTGAATAATAAAAAAATACTTATTTTTACTGGATTTTCAAATAGAAAATGGAACCACACATACTCTCTAGTTAATGCTCTTGGTGGCTCTGAATCTGCCGTAAATTACATGTCTCACATACTATCTAAAGATTATGATGTCTATATATCTGGAGATGTTGAAGATGAAGTAGTAAATAACGTAACCTATATAAATCGCTTCAAACTTAAAAATCTTATAGAAACAACCGAGTTTAATACTATTATTGTATCAAGATATATCTCATTCTTCCTCTTATATCCTAAGTTTAATTGCAAGAAACTTGTATTATATGCACACGATACTGAGTTTATGAACCGAATCAATGGTTCACTCATAAAAGAAGAAAATATTATGAAAACTATAATACCATACGTTGATAATGTATTGGTTTTAACAAAATGGCACAAGGAATGTATTCATAAAAAATATTCCTTTATACCAGAATATAAGTTCTCTATTATAAATAATGGTATAAATCCTTCATTGTTTCCTAATTCACAACAAAAAATTAAAAATAGTTTTATATTTACTTCTTGTGCTTATAGAGGCTTGGACAGATTGATTGATTTATGGCCATTTATTCTTGAGAAAATACCTGATGCCACACTACATATATCTTCTTATAATAAATTTCCAAAGAATGAAAAAGAAGAAAACTTAAAATCCATTATTGATACATATAATAATATTACACATTATGGAAGACTAAGCCATAAAGAATTATATAGTCTAATGTCTAAGTGTGAATATTGGTTATATCCAACAAACTTCCTTGAAACCAGTTGTATTACAGCAATGGAAATGCTAATGAATGAAGTAATATGTTTATATTATCCATTGGCAGGTTTGATTGATACTATTGGTGATTATGGTATTCCAGTATCTCGTGGTAAAGAAATAGAAACTATTATTCAATTAACAGAAGAAGATAAAGATAAAATACGCACTAGAGGAAAAGAATATGCATTAACTTGTTCTTGGGAAAATCGTGCTATAGAATGGAAAAGAAACTTAATATATAAAAATAATGAAAAAATCCCAATAAAAATAGTAAACTTGAAAAGACGTCAAGACCGAAAAGAAGAAATGATAAAGAAGTTAAATGATGCAAATATCACATCCTATGACTTTATAGAAGCAGTTGATGGTAAAGAATTAAAACCTACACTTGAGATTAAAAAACAATTTGAAGGAAACAACTTTAGATATAGAAGAGGTGTTATTGGTTGTTCATTAAGTCATATGAAAATATTTAATATGTTGGCAAATGATAAAGAAAACGATTATTATGTCATACTTGAGGATGATATAACCTTTGTAGAGGGATTTAAACAAAAATTAGATTATATGTTTAATTACGCAGAAAAAAATAACCTTGATTATCTTTTTATTGGCGAAGAAAGAATAAAAGAACAATGGAATGATTGTGCTGTAACGTTTAACAAATCAACACGAAATACATATGGTAGTTTTGGATATGTTATTAGTAAAAATGCTTGTAATAAGTTTTTACAATATTATAGTGAAAATCCTATATATTGTGCTATTGATGATCATAGATTGTATAAAAATATAGGTATTCAAATGTATTTACCTGATAAATATATAGTTAAATCTATAGCATACCAAAAAGGCAATACTGATACAGATATTCAAAATGATTTTGATTGTTTAATTTTAATAACATAAAGAAAATTGGTATTTTTAATAGTTTCTTTTTTCATTATGAAATGTTTGGATTTATCCTAGATTATGCAAAATTACATAAATGTGAGGTTGATATATATAACCATCCAGACGCTATTACACCAACCAAAAAGAAAAATGAGACAAAACAATATAAAGATATTTTAATTTAATTATATGGTAATGTGGATTATGGAATTAAAATAATTGCCATAAGTCACTTGTTTTTATTACCCATTTCATAACATTTAAACGAATGTTAGACCCATAGTTATAAATACTGAAAGAAAGTAATTTGCTGGTATTTTGTTTCTTTTTAGAAGCATTTTGTCTCATTTTTCTTTTCGGTCGGTGTAATTAAAAATATATATAAAAAAGAAATAGAAGAAGTTAGAAAAAAAATAGGTTATCAAGGTTGGACCAATTATAAATACAATAGAAATAACATATTACTATAAAATAATATAAAAATGAAATAAATATAAAGAGAATTATTATGATAATTATAATATAATGAAATATTACGTTCTTGTAGTTTCACTTCAATCAAAAGATACTCTCTTAAGAGAGAAATATAAAGATGCCATCTTAAACCATAATAAAAAGAGTATTCAATATTTTAAAGGAAGTTCTGATGTATGTGATTCAGGCTTTGACTTGTTTGTTCCTGAAGAATACAATGTTTCAGGTAATACATTCTCTCATAAAATAAACCATCAACTTGTATGTAATATGTTGTATATTGATACGAATAAAGAGATTTCATTAGAACAACTTATTCCACCTTCCAATGATTATGTACGATGTGGATATTATCTTTATCCTCGTTCAAGTACTGGTTCAAAAACACCTCTACGTCTTTCAAACTCAGTTGGTATTATAGACCCGAGTTATTGTGGAAATATTATTTCAGTATTTGATAATCCCTCCTCTCAAACATATCATGTAGAAAAATATCAACGACTTGTTCAAATATGTTCTCCCAATTTGAGTTATCCTCTGTTTGTTCACTATAATGATAGTATCATACACGAAAATACAGAGAGAAGTAAGAGAGGAAGTAGTGGGTTTGGTTCTACTGGTAAATAAAATACAATTATATTGATTATCTAAAGAATGATATAAAAAACCTAAAAATAGTATCTATTATTAAAATACTATTTTTATTTTTAAAGTTGTGGAAATACTCTAATATAAGGAGGATGAACTCTGTCTTGTAGAGTATACGTTCGAAGTTGTGTTGTATGAAAATGGTAGCACCTTATACTTTGTGGATGATTATATAGCATATATCCATCTAGTACTAAATGATATACAATAGAATTATCACAACCACGCTTTCCTAACATAAAGTTAGAAGATTGTATTAATCTATCACTTGGTTTATGATTGGTATGATATATCCAAACATCTTGAGAGTCAGCTCGTGGACCAAACAATTTACAAGTTTCTAATTTTTGGTTTCCATCGTATTCATATCGAAGTTGTGTATAAAATGACCTTTCTCGATACAAGGAAGTTTTATATATATTTTTTAGGGTTTTATCAAAGAATATATCACTATTAGAAATAACAATGTATCCTGTTATCTTTTGTTCATTAACAAGAGAGAAAGCATGTTTATAGGTCATTCTTTCTCTCTTATATATTAATTGTTGAACCTTTGAATATTCTTCCTCATTTAATCCCATCTCTCTTTGGCTATATATCTTTTCATTAATTAAATATATCTTATCAAACAATCCAAGATTTATATTCTTCTTTAAACAAAACATTATCTCATTATATCTCTCTTTATGTGTTGGAATAAAAAATTGTGTAATTAAATAAATAGGGTCTTTATTATCATTTTCTTCTGAGAATTTGCATTCATTGTAAATAATTGGACTATTGTTGATACGTGATAAATTATTATATTTATTTATAAGTATAAAATTATTTTTCATGATTAAATATACATAGTATTTTTAAAGTTTAAATATCATAAAATAATATAGATACATAAAAGTAAAATAATTTATTAAAATGATTATATACTTATGTGCATTTATTCATCCTCGATATATAGAACAAGCAAAGATTTGTATTCGTTCGATAAGAGAAAAAGGACAATTTACAGGGAAAATATATTTATTTACTGATCAAGAAGTATCTATAGAAAATGTAGATATTATTAAAACAAACATCGAAAGTAGAGAATTGTCAGCATCGTTTAGATTACGAATATTTGAATATATTTCATTACAAACTATACCTACAAATGAAGTGTTATTATATTTAGATACAGATATTGTAATCATAAATAAAATACCATCATTCAATGATATAAATCATAAAATCCATCTTTATGGATATCCATCGAAAACACAAATAAGTCATTCAGGTGCTGGATTTATAACCATTGATAGTCATTATACATCCAAAACAGAAATATGTTCTGGAATTTTATTGTTCAAACCAAGCACACTTGTGAAAAAGGTTTTTGATGAAGCTTATTCACTCTATAATTTTTTACTAAGTGATAATATTATAAATGAATATTGGGAACAACCTGCTCTCTCTTATATAATGACAGCATATGATATGGATGAAGTATCTTTGAATAGATTTGTTCATGAAATAGGTGATGATACAATGATAAATAAAGATACTATATTTATTCATTATTGTGGTATTCGAAATAGTAGTTTATGTAAGATGATGAAGAATATGCTTGAAGAAAATGTTGTCTAGATATAAATAAAATCTATTTTATATATATGTCTATATTCTGTAAATATATTGAGGCAAGTTGGGAAGCAAATATGATAATGTCAGGATTAGAAGAAGGAATTGATGCAAAATATAATACGTGGACACCCAAAGATACTTTAGCATTAAAAAGAGCAATTCGAAACCATAAATATCAAAATAAAAAAAAGAAAGTTTTATACCGAGGAACAACTACTTTATCACCACTATTAGAAAACAAAACAAATGAAGAAGTATTAGAACGTTTTCATAGAAAAGAACCAATACAAAATCTTTCTCTCTTATCCACCTCTAGAGATAGAAATATATCAAAGGAGTTTGCAACAAAAACAGGATTTGTTCACGTATTTCATATTTTACCTGGAGTTCATTTAGTTGATTTAAGCACTATCCAATGTAAAGATACAAGAACTCAACAAGCATTAGAGAGAGAGAAAGAAATATTAATTGCTCCTAGACAATTATTAGTTCCATTTAAAAAATATGGAAATAATCTTCATTGGCACGTAAAATCATTTACTTTTCAACATAACTCATAAAATTGAACCTTAACTATCCAAATATATAAGTTTCAATCTACATTATAAGAATGACTGGTTATATTTGCTGTTTTTCAAATGAATTATTTCCTACTTACTTAAAAATTTGTATTACCAAAATTACACCTGAAGAAGAACTCCACAATATCAATCTATGTATAGATAGTAATATGCTTCCTACTTCATATTATTATGTATATTCTATTTGCGTTCATAAACCGAGGAAGATAATGAAATATATGAAAAAACATCTTGAAGAACCTTATAATGGGTTGTATCAAACCAGTATAGAGAGAGTCAAATCACTCATTTTGGATTAT